CGGCAACCCCGATGCCCCGGAAGACCATCGCAGTTTTCACGTTTCGCAGATTGCTTACCCTTGGAAGCCGTGGGAGGTGATCGTTGAGAAATGGATTCACGCCATGGAACAGGCACGCGCGGGCAACCTGGCCAACCTGCGGAATTTCATGATCCGGGTGATGGGGCAAACGTGGTTGAAACGGGTTTCCAATGCAAGCACTGCGCATGTGACGGGGGATTATTCCATTGGCGGGGACACCCCTTTCATGTGGGAGCTGGAAAAGGAGAGGTTTGCTGGTGTGGACGTGCAAGAGCGCGGCGGGCGGCACTTTTGGGTGTCCATCCGGGCATTTGGGGCAGCAGGAGTTTCCCGGCTTGTGAACGCTTACCGCTGTGAGTCATGGGACGAAGTGAAGCGCCGGGTTGAAGAGAACAGTGTCAAGCCAAAGCGCGTTGGGGTGGACTCCCGGCACGCGACGGAGGAAGTCAAAGAAGTCTGTGCGCGCGAGGGGTGGCACTACATGACCGCAGACGCAACCCGTAATGAGTTCCCGTGGGTTGGTCCTGGCAATACAAGGGTTGTCCGGCCATACAAACGCAGCTATTGGAGCGATACACGCATGCGCACCAAAAACGCGGAGGGCAGGAAGGAACAACCCAAATACGCGCACGGGATTATTTTTTCCAAGGAGTGGGCACGTTCGGTTTTGGCCAACCTGTTGGGCGGGCAGGGGGCGGAATGGGGTTTGCCCGATGATGTGGGCAACTTGCTTTTCCAAGGCACGGCAAAAATTGAGTCCAGCTACCTTGCACAGCTCAATTCATGGGTAGAAAAAGAAGTGGAGGACAGAAAGACGGGTGCGAAAAAGCTCCAATGGGTGATGATTCACACAGACGATCACTTGCGCGCGTGCGAAGAAATCAACGTGGTCCTGGCAGCAGTTTCAAATCTGTTCCCGTCCGTGCTGGCCGATTCAGGGAAAAATGAAAAAGAATGAAGATTTGTGTTGCAATACTTGTGTGCTCTGTCATAATCCAACTGTCAGCCAAGCTGACACCGCCCCGGCGGAACCGGGATGAACGAACAAAAACGAAACAGTATGAGAATCCGATTCACTACCTCGCTTTCAAATGGTGGAATGCTTACGTTTTCCGCTCCCGTCGTGGCCATGCGCATCAAGGATCGCGCTCCTATTGTTCGCATCCCTAGCAGGGTGCGAAGCATCCCGTTCCCTCCGTTTGGTGGGAAGTGCATTGTCACTTTGAAGCCAGAAATGGCAGCGCGCATGATTGACTAATCAAACCGTCCAAAGCCATGAGCGCATCCAAGCACAACCAGTTCGCAACCAAACCCGCCGATCAAAAAGCGGGTGACACCTTCACCCTGCGAGCCCCCACGGGGCTCAAGGGGCGGGCGGTGCGCGCATCACGGGCGCGGGGCATGAAGCTTAGCCGTTGGCTTGTGGAGGCTATCGGGGAGAAATGTGATCGGGAGGAAGTCATTTCCACTTCCAACGTTGTTTCTGAGATCCAGGCTTGCGTTGCCCGCATGAAGGCCAAGGGTGTTGAAGCAAACCGCATCCAAATTGCAGACCAACTGCTTACCCCGGAAACGCTCCCCACCGTTTTGCAGCGTTGCGCGGACCTTGGCCTTGTGGTTGACTTTCACCCCAGGGCGAAAGCCCCCGTTTGACTTTTGCCATCGGGGCGCGTAAGTGCCCAACCAAATGGCCAAGGTTGACGCACCTTACCGATCCATGAGTCTGGAGACGTTGAACGCGCTCCGGACTTCGTGCCTTTTGCAGTTGAAGGCAATCGAGGGTGTGGGGCAAAGCCACAGCATGAACGGGCGTAGCACTTCCATGACCAGTTCTGCGGAGTTGAGTGATCGCCTTGTCTCCATTGAGTCTGCCATTGCTTGGAAGGGCAATACCGCCAACAGTGGGAACAACGGCTATGCTTCCCGCTATCACAGTTTCAGCCGTTGCCCATGAGATTCACAGCATCAGACGATCCGATCCTGGTCAAGCCCCGCAAAGGCAAGGGCAGGGCGCGCAGTATTGCCACCAACGGGGCACGCTTCCACCAATACGGGGGGGCAGTGACAGGTCGTGACCGCAGCCCACCCCGGCCCTTGCGCTCGCCAGACAGTCCCATGGCGCAAAGCGATGCCCTGCAAATGCAGCGGCGGGCGCATGACCAAGGGAATGACAATGCTTTCATTGATTACCTCGTAAGCCAGTATCGCACCTACGGGTGGGGGGATCTGCAATACATCCCGAACACGGGCAACCGGAGATCAAATCAACTTTATCGCGACTATTGGCAGGAGTGGATGGAGAACGCAAACTTTGCAACGGCGCGCTCAAACTTGGTGCCAGGGGCGCGCACATATTTGTCTGTCAAGATGCGCAGCCCCAACGTGTCTGCCAGGGTGGCTTTGATCAAGTGAGCTGTGCGACGGTTGATCGGAAAATCAGGGAGGATCTTCTTCCCGATCAACCTCTTCACCGCGCCTTCACCTTCAACAACGGCGACAGCCAGCTCTTGACGAACGCGGGCGGAACTTGGAACGAAAACGGGCATATTGTGGGGAGTTTGAGTTTACTGGAAAGTGATTTGCGCTTACGCAGTGCGCGCTTACGCGACAGGGAACAACTGGACTTCACCAAGCACGCCATCACCGGATGCCGCCAGAGTCCAGCGTCCCATAACAACAGCATTGGTGGACGTGACAGAAAACTTGCCAGCGGCAGCGGAATACGCCAAAGCGCCAACGGTGGCAGCCTCAGAAGCAAGAGCGGGCACCTTGGCCGGGCCGGTTGCGGGCTGTGCCGGGCCGGGCTCGCTTGCCTCCATTGCCCGGAGTGTCACATAATCCCCGCGCTGAGTAATGTCAGCCACGGCAACAAGGCCGGTTGATGCACGGACCACGCGCACGCCACGCGCAAGGGCGACGTTGGTAGGCGTGACGGTGACGGAGGTTTCCCCGATGTAGGTTGCAAGTTCAGCCATGGTGGGAGGTTTTGAGGGTTAAAAGGGGGTGCCGCTGAAAAGAGATTTACAGCTTGGCGTTGTTGGCAGTGCCCGCGCCAAACTTGGCGTTGTAGAGAGGGGCGTGCTTGCGGGCCATGAAGCGGGTTGCTTCCGCATCGCTCATGCCGAGTGCCTTGGCTTCTGCAAACTTGGTTTCGTAGCTGTCCCCACCTTTGGGGGCACCAGCGCCAAGCGTGGCGAGACTTTGAAGGGTTGCCTGCGGGAGCACTTCACGGATTGCAGCAAGTGCAGCAGTCTTCACCGTGCGGGACAGCATCGCGTTTGCATCTGCCTTGTCCTTCTCTTTTTCTTCATCCGTCTTGCCTTTGTCCCCTTCATCCGAAAGCTGGGTTTCCGTTTTGGTGGGGGCAGTGGCAGCAGCCATGCTTGCGGCAACTTCCTCTTTGATCACGCCACGAATGGCTGCAAGGTCTTCCGGGGAGAGGGGCATATCGTAGGCGGGTTTTTGGGGTTGCTCTTGAAACAAGCTGTTTGTTGCGGCGGGGCTGTCCACAATGTCAACGCTGTTCAGCTTTGAGCATCGGGCAATCGCCACATTGCCCTTTATCTCATAGCAATAATCAAAATCAATCGAATTTCCGATCTTTTTTGCAAGCCGGTTGATCAACCCTGACACGAAACTTGTTTGCGGACTCTCCGCCAGCAGCGTCAGATCGGCACGGACTTGATCCCCATCACGGCGGAAATTTTCATAGTCGCCAATGATGTCTTTCGCCTTGTCCCCGTGGTCCAGCTTGCACTTGGTAACTTCCTCAACAACGCCGCACCTCACCACATCATCAAGTGTCGCGTCCCCAATGTGGATCGGGTATTTCTGGAGTGTGGTGTGTTCGGGGTTGTCGGATTCAAAGTTGACCACACGCCCGCCCTTTTCCTGCACTGCGTAGTGTCCTTTAGCCGGACCTTTCTCAATGACAAGGACGCCAGGATAAAAGCCGGGGGTGTCACCGCGCCGCGCGTCAAAGCGGGCAAATGACAAACGGTTTTCTGTGGTAGTGCGGGGCATGGTGTGGATTGTTACACCTGTTGGCGGTTTGTCAATCCGTTGGCTTCCGCCAGAAAAAGTGCTCCCGCGTTTTTGGGTTGAAGGTCACAGTTGTTCCCTTGTGCTCAAACTCATCTCCGTAAATGCCGATCAACTGTTCAAACTCATCAAGCCCGCCCACGGCATCCGCGATCTGTGACTCACTCACGCACGTTCCCTCCAGCTTGTGATCCTTCGTTGGCGGGGGCATGGGCTTCCCCGTAAACTTGATTTCTTCGCCTTTGCTGTTGGTCGTGCTGCCCCCGCCGCTGCCGAATTTGCCATCATTGGCGCGATCATGCTTGGCCTCATCCCAGCTTGAGCTAAAACGCGCCCTGCCACCTTTGGAACGCAGCAGCCCTTTGGCCTTTGCCCAATCGGACATGCTGATCGGACCTTTGCCCGCTGCAATGCTGGCGTCATAGTCCGCTGCCCACGCTTCAACCGCCGCAGGGTTTGCCGTGTGGCGCAACTCCCACTCTTTGGCAGACAAGGCAGGCAGGTTGTTTGCTGCACGGCTGACATTCACTTTTTCCACGTCTGCCTGCCACTCCGCTTCACTTTTTGACGAACGCGCAATTGCGGGTGTGTCAGAATCTTTCCCACTCACGCGCGCAAGTGCTTCATGCATCTTGTCAAAGCGTTCTCTGGCCTTGGCATGGTGGGCAACCGCCCTTTCTTTCATCAAGTCAAACATGGCTTGAGCTTCTTCTTTGCCGTCGCCTGCCTCCATTGATTCGATCTCATCCTGCATGTTGGCCGCAGCTTCACTGCCTACAAGCCAAGTCCCTGCATCATCTGGATCGAAAGCATCCAGATCGTCTTCATGTGACCCATTACTTGAGGACTCATCCCAGCTTTCAACCTCCGCCTCAATGGCTTCCCGCTTGGCGTCCTTTTCAGCATCGCTGCTTTCGGGCATGTCCAGCAACGGCTTTTTGCCACTGCCGCCCCCACCGCTGCTGCCGCCATCCGTCCAGCGTCCGTTTTTGTCCCGGCGCTCGTTTGGGTTGTTGTTGAGCTTGGTTTTTCCGGGCTCGCCTTGTGCCAGGGCGGCAAGTGCCGTATCAATCTCTTGATGCAACTCCGCAAGCGCTGCTTCATCCCCGCCCTCCGTGGCGGTCAAAAGCTCATCAAGCAGCGATTGCAGATCGTTGTCTGTTGGGGCTTGTGTGCTCCACCTGCCAAGGGTGGGCTGGAATTTAGCAAGTAGCGACATATTGGCGAAAGTTTTTCTCTATTCCCTGTCTGCTGGATTACGGTGGAACTGCGGATCAATTTCCAACCCAACATCGTGGCCAAAAGGTTGCAGCAAAAGCCAGTTTTGCGCCTTGGTTTTTTTGGGTTTCTGCCCGCTTGCCTTCACCGCTGAGGCCAGCGCGGCACTAGATGCCCCTGCAAGCGCTTTGTTCATTTCCACAGCTTTCTTGTGCCCTTGCTCCCTGTTGGACTTTGCCAGTTTGTAGAACATCAATTGCTTGTCACGATCCTTGGCTTCACTGGCAGCATTGTATTTGTCCACATAGTAGCTATCCAGCTCCATGTGCAGCTTTACGCTGTTGTGCTGTATCCCCAGCGCCAGCGCATCTTTTGCCACTTTCTCCGCCGCTTTTGCCTTCCGTTCTGCTGCCAGCTTGGATGCCTTTTCAACAGGCACACCCATTGCCTGACAAAGATCGTGATACCTGCTGACAGTGCCGCGCAAAATATTTTCGTCTTTTATTTTTGCCAGTGAGTGCCCCATGTTGGTTTTTGCGTAGCTGCGAAGCTGCCGCACGTTCATGTCTTTGGGGTGATCGGGCTCTTGGCTTGCGGGTGCCTTTCCAGCTTTGCCTGTGCTGTTAGCCGCAGGGGGTGAATCTTTTTTTTTGCTGCTGCCACCCGATCCGCTGCCACTTTCCGGGGCAAACTTCCCGTCTCCCGCACGATCATGCTTGGACTCATCCCAGCCTTCGACAAATCGCGCAACCAACTTGTCCAGCTTGGCCTCAAGCCGGGTAAACTTGCTTTCACCCTCATCCGCTGGGGGAGTCCCTTCCTGCGGAGGGGTTGCCCCCTTTACAGCAGGCTTTTCCCCCGCCTCCCCTGCATCCGGGGCAGCTTTGGCCGGGGGCGGGGGGTTGGGGCTCATCGCTTGGATATAGCCAATGGCATCATGCCAAGTCGTTTTCTCCCCCGTGAGCCGGTTGAAGTTTTGAGACGTTTCCGATGCTTTGAGCATCTTGTTCAGCGCTTCCGCTGCAAGCTCTTCATCAATGTCCTCCCAATGCCTGCCCTTGGCGCTGGCAATCTCCGCCATGGACGTGATGCCCTGCCGGTTTTCGCTGAGACGGGCCGCACTGTCATTCCCTGCATCAACAGTAGGATGCGCAGGATACATGAATTCGCCCTTGTTCCATGCGTCCTCATGGGGGATCTCACCTCTCACAATGCCGGACAGCAAAGCCATTTTCTTAATTTCATTAAACGCAGAACGTTCAAGCCATTTCTGCCCCAAAGGACCGTGCTGAAAAGTCCTTTTTGCCTGTTCACTGATAAGCCGGGTGTAAGTGCCGGGAAGCCCCATCATAACCCATACGAAGGGGAGGGGGAGATTCAGGGACATCGCAATTTGTGCAAGTTTGGTTAGCAAAAATTCGCTTTCATTGTTTGTGGGGTTTTCATTCCGCAACATCTCCACATTAAAACCTTCCTCCCCGTGCAACTCTTCTCCGGGTAACTGGTGTTGAATCCGTCCATTTGCCAAACTCCCAGCCGGACCGTCTAAATCGTTTTCGTTCGGGTCCGGGGCTGCCCCGTTTGGTGTGTTGAAAATTGCGGTTTTATACGCTGCCCACTGAATTTTTTTCATCCATGCGTTTTCCACAAGCCGCATATCGTGAGCGTCGTTCAACACAGCATGCAACGGAGTTTTCGCTGCATATTCGTCTGTGCTATCAACCGGGTTTAGGATGGAAAAGATAACAGAGGGGACACGCTGCACAAAATGCACGGTCCCATTGATTCCAAGGCGGTAAAGGTCATACGCCACAACCCGCCCAGCCGCGTCTAGGACCATCCCGGAAACGTTCTGCTGATTGGTGTAAATTGCGCGGGGGTTCCCGATGTTGTAACCCATCACGCTTTGAATCTGGAAAGTTCCGTCTTCGTTGTGGTGGTGAATCAGCCCATGGCGACCATTGTAAATGGTTCCACTGAGGGCTAACTGCATCATGTCAATAAAATGGAAACGCCCTTGAACGTCTGCATTTTTCATCCATTCGCACCAGAAATCCCGATAAACTTGATTTATCTTTTTGCTTCCCGTGTTCGGGATATACTGAATATCACCTAGACCATAAATCCGGTACTGCTTTGCAAGGTGTCCAATAAAGGCATTGTCCCGACTTTGGTCTTGTGCTCTCCGCTGCATTGCCAGAGCGTCAGACTGCGCAAGAGGACTGTCCGGGGAGCGTAGGGGGTTGGGTGGGTTGCGGTTGCGTCCGGTATCCGCCCCGGCGTATTGGTGCAACTGCGCGTTAATCCGTGCCCGTGCCTCCATGCGGGCAAGCTGGGTGCGGGGTGCTACTGTCCCGATAAAAGCGTCTAACCCCTGTTGGAACCGGGTTCCAAAGTTCGGTGGGGCGGGGCGGTTATCCTCAGAGGTAATGATTTTCATTTATTCCCCAAATGAAGCATATCTGCGCGTAAATCCTGTGTTCCCCGCGTTTGCGGTGTTGCGCTTCCATTGCAAAGCACTTTCGATGCTTTTTAGGTTGTCTGTCAACTTTGCAAAATCCGCTAGGGTTGTCTGCCTCCCGTTCGCTGAATGGCTTTGCCCCGTCCCTTCAATCGCTTTTAGTTGGGTGAGCGTGGAAAGCCGTAGGGCTTCCAACGTCCCCAAAGACATTGAACGGAAAGACGTGTCAACAGTTGACGCCATTTCTTAGGGTTTGGGGTTCGTCGCTGCCGCAATAACAATTTGCAGGGTTGTGGACGTGGCAGAATACGCCAACAGCACAACCAAATCACCGCTTGCCAAGTCCGCGAAGGGGCAAAGTTTCCCCGGCGTGGCAGACTGAAACAGTGGAACGCCCACGGCTACCCCGTGCGTCCCCACTTCCAGAGCGAGAGAGGTTGTGATAATGTCCACACGCTGCCCCGCTGCGGCTGCGGTGTTCCCCGCAATGCCGACAATGTTGCGCTTATCCGTGTTATTGGCATCTGCCTTGTAGTATTTCAAGTCCGCTGCCAAGAGGCAAACGGTTTCCCCGGCTGAAATAGCCTCCCCGGCAATTGTTGCAGCGGGTTGCAAATGAACCGTTGAGGATACGTTAGGAGGGACAACGTTAGCGGGTGTAATGGTAATATCAGCCATAAGGCATGACTAAACCATGCTCCCCTGTGGGTGTCAATCCTCCTTTTTTGCCTTTAGGGGTTTGGCAAAATGTATTCTGCAATTTCTCCAAGGTCTTTTCCGTCCTTTTTGTGTGGGGTAAATTCCGAAGGGAAAAACCCGGATATTGCAGCAAGCACAAGCTGCATTTCCTCACATGCTCTTAAATGGTCATCCGTGTTGATTTGCACCCACTGAAGCTTTTTCTCCCCCGTCTTTTTATCCTCAACCTCTTTTTCAACCCACGAGTTTAATTGCCCCATGTAGGAGGATTCAATTTTAGCCGTGCCCTTGAAAACCAAGTTGTCAATGTCCGATGGCAGCCCCCACTCAGTGCCAGCCCCGGAAATGCGGTTTGAAAGGACATCCCGGACCCACTCCTTAGAAAATATGATTCCATGCGCGTATCTGCGCACCCGCTTTCCGTTCTCAATTACAT